CTCCATTCCAACAACTGATTAATGGCGACGTAGATCTCCGAGTCGTATCTGAGGTTGCGAACGTAGAAGGGCGTTATATCGACGCCATTCATATAGTCGCCACCACAGCTCTCTCGGAACGGTCCTTCTCTGTACGATTTATCGTTGTTAACGATAAGTCCCGCAGAAGCAAGTACCTCACAAACACCTTCGTACTCCTCGGTTTTGACAATAATGTCATCTCCGAAGACTGCGGTTGAGGACCAGTCTATAAATAGAGTTGGTCCGCCGACAGTGGTACGATAGGCGTAAATGAGGGAAGCGATTATGAAAGTCATCAGAGGGAATGTAAAACCATTCCCCATGGTGCTGATCATATTCAATTCAACTTGCTCACCATCAACATCAATGACTGGGCTCCTGATTTCCATCAAGAGTTTAAAACACTGAGGCGGAAGGAGGCGACGTACCAAGTCGATCGAGATCATATCAGAAGCAGAGCTCAAGTCGATGGTGCAGACTGTACCATCTATCGAGCCGCGTTTTGCCAGAGCCTTGTTCAAGGGCTGCTGACGTGATATGTCAAGACCGATATAGCGCAACGTATTCTCTAGAATGCGGCCTGCAGCAAGCTGCATGGCCATATTTCCGGAGGGTTCGATGGCTATGGTACGGACAGTTTCCTCGTTCTTCGGTACGGTTGTCAGTCTAGAACCATAGATACGGGTTACACCCAAACCACCGGCCTTGCTATCTTTAGCATGGAGGTAGGCATGTGATGCCCGCAGTCGTTTAACATATGGTTCACACAGAGCTGTGCACGTCATGTTCTGTTCGATCTTAGAGGCAGTATGGGTTCCCTTCACGCCGTTTGACGCGCCGGGTCCAAATCGCCAATGATCGAAAAGGACATTGATATCTAGATTGACCTGAATATTCAGGTCAGACAGAGACGAAAAGTAACGTTCAAGCATAACAAGTATGAAATGCCTGGCGTTAGCCTCAATCTCTGGTGCCAGAGACGCGGAGAAACCACGAAGATCACTATTGATCTTCTTAAATTTCTCCTTCGCCTTCGGATCTAGATCACGGTTGACAAAACCCGCACGCTTACGCATGCGCTGCACAAGTCGATCCCTGGCATCCTTGCGGACGCTAGGGGAAGACATTAGCTCTTCTGACAGAGTAGTAAAGAAGGCGGACAGCCTATCCTCATTGACTCGTTGACTCACAGAATAACTCCTAATGAGTATGACCTAGAACGACATTTAACCCTTAGGGGGTTAGATGATACCCGAGACGACCGTGTCGGCGATCCCCGACGCTTGTGCACTGCCGACACCGAAGTGAAGGCTGAGCATAGCGCGGAGTTCTTCCGGCTCGTACGTATCGGATCCAGCCGGGACCTCGATGATCGTCGTAACACGAGCGGTCATCGCAGTCTGGTTGGCAGCCGGGAGAACGCCCTTACGAGTGATTAGCTTGTAAGTGTTCATCGGCACGTTCTTGATCACACCCGTCACGGGGTTAGCCTGCGGCAACGTACGGAGCGTTGCAGGCCGGAAGAACGAGACACTGAAAGGTTTACTAACAGTGTTGGTGTCCACACCGGTTTGCGTGCCGCCGAGTGCAGTAATGGCATATTGCTTGCCATTAATGTTCGGGGCGACGTCCGTAGTGAGGGTATAGGTAGGGCTGGTAAGACCAGCCACAGCCGCGCCAGTGACAGGGGAAGAAGGTGCAAAAGACATAGTAATGTCCAAGTATCTGCTTGTCCTAGAACCGGACGGAACGTCCAGAAACAAGAACAGAGGCAAGGTTAAGCAGTCGATTGACTGCATTAGATCCGATCTCGTCGACGGTACGAAACCGAAGACTTGCTCGGGGCAGTGCGGAGAGCTTGGAGCGATCCAAGCGAGTGTACTCTATGAACCCTGGTCTGCAAGACGTGTGTAGCACATGGCTATTCACGTATACAGACCGGTGGGTACCACGGAGTACGCCTTCCATCTTATACAACTTGCTGAGAGTGAGGTACTTAGTACTGCCAGGAGGCAGAACGAAAGTATCCCCGAGATAGGAACCAACCGTAGTGAAATAGTCCACGACCCACGAGTAGGGTACTAACTCCCATCCAATGGATGGAAGCGCACTCAACTCAAGGCCGAAATGGTCTGTAACACCGTAGTTGTTTCCGGATTTCAGGTCCAATCTCAGACCAGCTGTATACCTGTAAGAAAGGGTATGACGAATACTAGCGTTCAGGTAGAAGGGACAATTATGTCCCCCAGTACCTGTCAGGTTAGCAGACGTCACCCATTGCTTACTAGCGCTGCCTCTCAATCGAATCGACCTATCGCTGCGCTCCATAAAGGAAGCAACAGCCTCGGCCGCCTTCTGGGTATCGCTAATGAGTGGCCTAATGCCAAACCCATAGGTCAACCAGGCTTGCGAAGCCCATTGAGCTGCGGATCTTCCGCGGGTCCTTCGTATGTCAATTAGACTCTGTAGGAAGCTTGTAGTAAGCTCGGCAGAACCACGGACAAGTCCGCGGAGCTCCCGAAGCTCGACTGCAGGCACAACAGAGTCGAAATTGCCAATGTTGTCTTGGAGGCGACTTTTAAGACGTGCGAGAGCACGATCACGCAAAGCCACATCATCGATAGTGTTTATATGGTTCCAACCAGTAGTCTCATGAACAGTGTCATAAGAGCTAATGGTGTAACCATAAGGCCAGTTTTCGACGGTGTGAGTTAGCGCAGTCAAGGTTGCAGGCCTACCTCTATACCAGGATCTGGTATAGGCGGTGGTAGCATCCTGTCCCCGAGCAACTTGATGTCTCCAGTTCGGATTTTCGACGCCGGTTTGGACGTTGTCACCATATTTCGTCCAGATGTTGTAGAGGTTACCGAGGGTAACGACACCAGGCTTCCTGGTGTCGGTAGTTTCGGTTCTCTGCCAACGATTCTGGGTGAAAGAGATGGAACGACTAACCATAATCGGAAAAGAAATGAAGATCAAAGGCTACCTGAAGGGGTAGCCGACGGATACCCGAAAGGGCATCCGTAGACAGGTCCTCCCTCAAAGAAGATTTATTTAGCTGCTTCGACGATCGCAGCAGCAGTGAAGGTATCGCCGAAGATAAACTTCAGAGCGAATACAATCATTGCGACTACGAAAATCGAGACAGCAAGGTCGATCAACTTTGACATTACCCTGGCGGGAGATGCGCTAGGTCACGAAGCAACGCGAGTCGCTGATCCAGTTCCTCATCACTGAGGTCTGTGATCACATCGTCGGGCGCAGGAATGCCGTGCTTACGCGCGACAATCCGAGCGTACCCGCGATAAGCGAACTCAGCCCAATTCCTTGCGGAAACCTGGGCTGCAGCCAAACTTGGAGTTTG